TGTAGCACCACTATTTGAGTCAGGTGTTATATGGGCGCCCGAAGAAAAATTTGCTGAAGAAGTCATAGAAGAGTGCGCAGCATTTCCCTATGGCGATCACGATGACTTGGTTGACTCAACAACACAAGCTGTCATGAGATTCAGACAGGGTGGTTTTGTACAACACCCTGAAGATTACAAGGAAGAAAATCTTCCACACAAGGAGTATAAATACTACTAATGAGTAAAAAAGCTGCCGGCACAGGAATCATGAGACTTTTATTTGGCCTTGGTAAAAAGGAGATGAAAGTTATTCCATACAACCAAATGACATCAGAACAGTTTGAGCAACTAGATAGATTTCTAGGTAAGGTTGGTTTTGCTGTAGCGGGTGATAGTCTTACACTTACAAAAAAACAAGGTGAGTATGTTATTAATCAGATTAGACAATTAGATCTTTATAGAAAAAATATTATGTCAAGTAAGAAACCTGACTTTACAGAATTTATACCAAGAGAAAATTTAGGAATACCAGCAAGAGATGAAGCTATTGATAAAGCTAATAAGATGACAAAGGTTGAACCAGAGTTTAAAGGATTTGAACCTAAAGTCATTGAAGGTGGTAAAGGTAAAACAAAACCAGGAAGTAAAATTGATTACGATAAGATGTCAGAGTTTCTTGGTGTGAAGTTACGTGGTGATGAAACCTTTGATGAATTATTAGAGATTGAAAAAAGAATGAAAAACAAAGACCCAGAAGATTTTGCAGGTGGTGGACTTGCAACTGCTATTGCAAAAATAAAAGGTAAGTATGGTAAGAAAGCTATCATGAAAGGCAAAGTAAAAAAGAAATCTGATAAACAAAAACGTAGAGAAATGTTTGAAGAATTTAACAAACGATCGTCGAACGCGGACGGTGGATTGGCTACAATGTTCAGAGCTAAACTAAAAGATGGTGGACCACCTAATCCAGGTCGAAGAAACTTTATGAAACTTATGGCAGGTCTAGCATCACTGCCCATTATAGGTAAAATATTTAAACCTGCTAAGATAGCAAGTAAAGTTGTGCCATTGAAAAATACAACTACAACAATGCCAGCCTGGTTTCCAGACTTTGTAGATAAAATGGTAACTAAAAATGTTGGAGATAAAATAGATGCTGATGTTATGTTGTACAAAGATAAAGATCTACCAGGTGTAGAACTTTACAAATACGACGACGGTAGAATAGAAGTTCAAGGTAAGAATGCTTATGATTCAGAGTATGACATAAATTACACACCACCAGGTGTTGAAGTATTAGATTATAAAACAGGTAAGTCTGTAAAAACAAAAGGAGATTTTGAAGCAAGCGATACAGTTTACAGACAAACAGGACCAGAGCCGGATGATGTTGATGTAGATGGTGCGATTGTAAATGATGTAGATGATATCTTAGGTGGTAACTCTACACAGTTAGAAGGTTATGCAAAAGGCACAGGAGAAACAAAATATACAAAAGGTCAAAGAAGAATTGATAAAGCAGATTCTAGATTAGACTTTGCCGAACAACCAGACCCTGATATTGACGCGATAGAAGAAGCAAACGAAGGTTATGCAAAAGGTGGTCTAGCAACAATGTTTAGGAAGAAGTAATGGGTGTATTTACAAACATCATAGATAAAAGAAAAGAAAAAAGAATAAGTGATGAAAAGTTTAAAAAACTTTATGAAAATTTTTCTGGAACAGATACAGAGTTTGCAGAATTTTTAAATAAAAAGAATATTGTACCAGGAGTTCCAGGAAGTGAAGTGGGAGTCAAAGGTGGAGGATTTACTTCCAAAACTATTTTTGGAAGAAGAAATAGATTAAATATTGGAGCTAACATAGAACAATCTCAATCCCCTAAATTACAAAAACAATATGATAAAAGAAATAAAGTTTTAACTAAACTTGTAGCTGAAGCTAATGCAGGAGACAAATATGTGTCTACTCAACAAATAGTTTTTAAAGCTGAAGATAAACTTGGCATGAAACCAAGATACGATACTGAGTTAACTTTGGGTGGTAAAAAACAAAGAAAACCTAATCTTCGTAGTTTCGATAAAAATAATCAAAAAGGTTTTCCAATATTAAATGAATTAGATACTCAAGTTGATAAAATAGATAAAGTTGTTAGAGATTTATTAACTAGTGAGTCACCTCAAACTGGTATTTTAGCAGATACCATAACTAAAAGAGCGGGTATCAGTCGACCGCTTTTTATACAACTTAGAGATCAATCACCTTCATATAAATCAATAAAACCAGAAGCAGAAAGATTAGCTAGTTTTATAAATAAATCTAATAATGCATATTTATTAGAATTACCTCTAGCTGAACAACTTACAGAAGTTAATACACTTATAAAAGGAAATCCAGCTTACACTTATGGAAAAGGAAAAAACGTTCTTAAAACAGTTTCTACAGCTAGAGAAGATGCTATGAAATACGCTTTAAGAAGTTGGAATCAAAACAAAGGTCAAGGAGAAATAAAATTTTTTGAAGGTAACAAAGAAGTTCCTTGGGAAAAAGGTAAAAGACTTAAATATGGAAAAGTTTCTTTTGAATATAACGGAAAAAAATATAACACAGCTAATTTAACACCAGATGTTTTAAAAAAAGATTTTAAAGAACTTTATGATGTACGAACAGAGTTAAACAAATTTAGGGGTCAAAAAATTCCTAATCCTTTTAAAAAGGGACAAAAAATTCCAGTTGAGAAATTAATTAGAAAAATTCAAGTAGATGGTTATGGATGGAGTCCTAGTTTTCCAACGTTAGAAATACTGCACGGCGCAGAAGGAGTAAAAGGTAAACCTTTTACTGATTTAAGATATAACACAAAAGATATAAATATGGTTGAGTCAACTTTATCAAAAAACCTTGCCTCTGGTAAATTAAATAAAACGGAATACAAAAAAGCTATGGCAAATGTAAATAAACCTTTTGCAGAAGGAGGAGAACAAGCCATTATAAATAGACTTGGCACACAAGCTAAAAAAATGAAGAAAGGAATGTTTTATGGTTTTGAAGATTTAAGAGATAAAGAATTAGCAAAAGGATTAAGAGAAGCAGGATTTAAATGTAAATTTTCTGCACAGTCAGGTGGAGTAGCTCGTTGTGATGATCCTATGAATTATATTGATGATATAAAAAGAAACCAAAGACTTGTACTATCTGGATCACCAAAAGCAAAAGCTAGATCTATTTCTAAATTTAGAGCTGCTAAAAGTTTTATATCAGGAACTTTAGGTCCTGGTGCAATAGCTTTTGAAGCAGCAGTCTCTGCTCCTTTTGCTTTATATGGTTATGGAACTGGAGCTGATAAAGGTGAGATAATTAGTGATCTTACATTTGGTTTGGGAGGTAGAAGTATAGATGAAAGAATGAAAGAAGAATATGGACAAGATATTTATGCTCCTAGAGAATTTTTAGATATGGGAGACAGACTAAGTAATTTAGAAAGATTACAAGGTGGAACTTATAGGCAAAAATTAAGATCTAAACAAGCATATCAAACATTAAAACCACAGTTTCAAGAATTAGGAACAAAGATGGGTTATGTTGATGATCAGGGTATAGTAACCGAAGAAGGTGCAAAAAAATATATACAAGATTCTGTTGATTTACAAAACAGAGAAATAGAAGATGCAATGATAAAAGCAGAAAGAGCAAAAGAGAGAAAAGATGATTTAACAGGCCTTGAGGCAATAGGGATGAAATCTGGAGGTCTCATGAATTTAACAACAACAGTAGCGCCACAATTTGGCCCAAATTCAAAGGGCTTGGAAAGTCTTAGAAAATATGCTACTAAAACATATTAGGGAGAAATCATGGCAGATATAGAAAAAGGTTTACCAAACGAACCTGAGTTAAATGTTGAAGACGTCGCTGTAGACACAGTAGTTGAGGATATTAAAGAAGAACCAAAAGAAGTAGAAGTTATGGAAACTGCCGATGGCGGTGCAGAAATTTCTTTTGATCCAAATGCAGTAGAACCTGTATCAAGTTCACACGATCAAAATTTAGCAGAACTTTTAGACGATACAATTTTAGATCCACTAGGTGCAAAGTTAGTAGACGATTACAAAGATTATAGAGCTTCAAGAAAAGACTGGGAAGATTGTTATAGAAATGGTCTAGACCTTCTTGGTTTTAAATACGAAAGAAGAACAGAACCATTCAAAGGTGCATCAGGTGTAACTCATCCTGTATTGTCAGAAGCCGTAACACAATTTCAAGCTCAAGCTTATAAAGAATTATTACCATCAGATGGACCTGTAAGAACACAGATCTTGGGTATGCAAACACCACAGAAACAAGATCAATCAAACAGAATTAAAGATTTTATGAATTACCAGATCATGGACCAGATGAAAGAATATGAACCGGAGTTTGACCAAATGTTGTTTTACCTCCCTCTAAGCGGGTCGACTTTTAAGAAGGTCTATTATGATGATCTTTTGGGTAGGGCGGTTTCTAAGTTTATACCTGCCGATGATTTGGTAGTACCCTACTCAGCAACAAGTCTAGATGATGCAGAAGCCATTGTTCATGTAATCAAAATGTCAGAGAATGATTTACGTAAACAACAAGTCAGTGGATTTTATTCAGACATAGAATTATCTGATCCTGCTATGCAAACAGATGACATTGCAAAAAAAGAAGCAGACATAGAAGGAGTAAAACAAACTAAACAAGATGATATTTACACTTTGTTAGAGTGTCATGTTAATTGTGAAATAGAAGGTTTTGAAGACATAGGACAAGATGGTGAACCAACAGGAATCAAACTTCCTTATGTTATAACTGTAGAAGAAGGATCAAGAAAAATTTTATCAATAAGAAGAAACTACAAAGAAAGTGATTCTAAAAAAACTAAAACAAATTATTTTGTACATTTCAAATTTTTACCAGGTTTAGGATTTTATGGTTTTGGATTAATTCACATGATTGGTGGATTATCTAGAACTGCAACTTCTGCATTACGACAATTATTAGA